GGTGAATGGTGGGAATCTGTCATACCCACAACTGGAAGGTTACACTGACAACCGTATTCCAGAACCTAGATTCTTCTTGGTGAGAAGTTCTATACCTTTGATTTCTCAACGATACAGCGGGCACCACCCCTAATCTATTACATTATCCCGTGAGTAACCACAAAGATTATTCTGTCACATTCTTTAGGAACCCGTCGATTCCTAATGGGAATACTGGGAGTTGAACCCAGACTAAGCCCTTATAAGGAGCCCGCTCTAACCATTAAGCTATACTCCCTAGATTAAATTAACGAACTTCGTAATCTAATCTGCGTATTCGTCTCTTTGGAGTCATTGGTTCCATAATCTTTTGTTTTTCTTTTGGTTTGGTGAATCCATGAACCATTTCAATACGGCTCATGTCATCAGCTACTATAACAGGTAATCCGTTGTTGTCAAGTCGTATGTAAGCTCTATTGGGACACTTACATGATTGACCACGGTTTGGTTGAGTTACTTGCAATTCAGTGTTGCAATCTTTACATCTGATTTTGTACATTGGATCATACCTTAAATATTCAATTGTCACGACTCAGGAGGGACTTGAACCCCCGACCAACTGCTTAGAAGGCAGATGCTCTATCCAACTGAGCTACTGAGTCATTTGTGAGTTAATTGTAGCAGACTAGTCTTGGTTTGTCAAGGGGCAGTCTGGAACCCATGGAGCACAGAGTCGGATTTCTCCTCCCAATGCTTGACACTCATCAGTGTAGCACACGCTGGAGTCCACCGGTTTCACTGAGTATCGTGGTGATGGTAGTGTAACACGCCCATCGTCGTTTGTCAAGTCCTCATAATCTTTAATTGCTTTATCGACATCTCTCTCGATTCTTCTCTTGAGAAGCTTGTCGTCCTTTATTATATAGTCGTTTAATTGACTATTTGGAAAATACTTTCTTTGAATTTCGTCAATCAGGTCATACCAATGTATCTCATCAATCCCTGTACATTTTGTAAGTACACCTACTGATGATGTAAGTATTATACCAATGATTGCAAAATTTATTACCTGCTTCTTATTCATGAGGAAGGGGAGATCAAGTCTCCCCATTATTTATCTGTTAAACTCTATAGTAACAGACACTCGCTACTCCCTGTCCAGGAGATGCAATAGTAGAGAATGCCCCGTAGGACAGGTCGAGGTCTCGTCCTCCGACATATGGACCTCTATCATTCACTCGCACAATAACTGATCTACCATTTCGTTGATTAGTCACCCGCAACCTCGTACCAAATGGTAGCCATTTATGTGCTACTGATTTACCATATGCATTGTATCTTTCACCGTTGGCGGTGGTTTGACCGTGATATCCATCACCGATACCATAATGTGAAGCCATTGAACATCCACTGGCCGCTTCAGCTTTTTGGGGCGTAAATCCAAGAAGTGTTGAAGCAATGAGAAGTGTTGAAATAAAACGCATTAATTTGAATAGAACTCTACATCCCAATAGAAAGGGGGTACACCCAACCTCTCGGAGGGCACTTTCCTGGGCACAACATGATAACACTCAACCGCTTATAATATAAATTGGTGTTACCAATGGGCAGGGAGGGATTTGAACCCCCGTAGGCAGAGCCAGCGGATTTACAGTCCGCCTCCATTAACCACTCGGACACCTACCCGAAAAGCCTGAAACCAGTAATGCCTCCTTCTATGCTATCTGCATAACGAGTAACATATTTCCAGCAGGACTCTTGGCGGAGATGCCAAAAGGTTTACTGGCTTCAGACTTAAGACAAGCTTAACACACTCTTATTTGGTTGTCAAGGTGTTTGGGATATTTATAAAACTTATGGTGTCTGGAAAACCCTACCCCATCCATCGTTACCAGCAGGACACCATCTACGAGCCAGCTCAGATCGTTTGTAGATTGCTCCTTTACCATTGGTCACTGGACCAGTATAGCCATCATTGAGGCTTCCATATGGATCATTAACTACATAATCTCCATTTGGTGTCTTTCCAATCACAACTACCATGTGTCCTCCTGTCGGATTAGATAAAGACCCCCTATGAAGAATACCAATAACAACAGGTCTACCAGCGGCAAGCTCTCTATCAAGATCAGCAAAAGTAAGGGAATAGCTGAAGCTTGACTTAATTCCATAAGACGCAAGAGCACGAGTTTGAACCAAGTGGTCTGTTGTATCTCCGATGGAGAAGACTTTTTGAACATATGCATCATCTCCTTTTGGTCCTTTTAATGTGCCTGGTTTAAAATACTCAAGACACATTGCACATGCAGAAGAGTTACAGGTTCTATTTGCGTCTCTGTAATTATCTGTCTGAGGAAACCATGGAAAATTTTCTATAGTATTTGATTTTGGTTTTTCTGGTTTTGTTCTATAGATTCTTACCCAATTAGATGAATCATCTATTAATGGAGAATCCATTAAATCAACTTCAAGTTGCTCTACTGCAGCAACATGCTTTGGATTATTTTCATCATAGTGTTTAAAGAAATTGTGTAAATCAATTCTGGCCATCTTTCTCTCCAAATAGTTTGATAAAGTACTCTGCGTCTATTACGACTAATGGTTTCTTGTGGTTCTTTTTCATGACCACTACTGGTTCATAATCACCACAATTTGCTTTAGCTTGTTCATATGCTTCCCAGACATTTAACTTCTCAACATTTTTACATTCTATTGAGAAAGGAAATTTACTTCTAGCTGCTCTAGCCATAATTAAGTCTTCACCTCCAGCACCCATAGATCTAGATTCAATATCTTCAGGATGTATATCTAGTTCTTCTATGAGTTGATCTCTAACCCACTTTTGTAAATTCCTACCTTTAGCTTTAGCACTCTGAGGTTTCATAATATATCTCTAATAACTTAGAATATTTATCTGAACCCTGACAGAGTTATTGTACAGGGTTTCTTGGGTCTTGTCAAGCCCCCCTTCTTTCAGGGATTAAACAGCTTATATGGCCAGTTAAAGGGGTCTATGACCCCTTTCCCTAGTCAGCCCAGTTTAAAGGCCATAAACCGCTGTTTTTTGGGAGATTTTACTGGAAGTCCCAGACACAAAAAAGGGGGCTGGATAGCCCCCAAGCACTCAGTATTGAATTAGATCACTCAGAGATGATTGACTCAATCCACTCTTCACTCATGTTTACCATGATTGCTTGTGCTGCTTCTGGAGTTGCAGCATATCCTTCTTCTAGAAGGTGATCTAGAACTACATCATATACATCTACATCTTCACCTAGTCTTGATGCAAGTTTACCAGCACCAGAAGCTACCTTCCTAGCAACTTTGCCGAGGAAACCTTTACCAGATTTCTTTGCAGCAGAACCTGCTGCTTGCATCTTAGCTTGAGCAGCATCACCAGCAGTTTTAGTACCAGTTACTGCTTTTTGACCTGCAGACTTAACTGCACCTTTAACCTTTTCTACTCCACGCTGAAGCTTATTAGCAGCTCTTGATGCAAGGTGGCCAACAACCTGTGAGCGAATGCCTCTACGAACAGAAGGATCCTTTGCAGCCTGCTTCATACCAATAGAGGTTCTATTGAGTGGCTTACCCTTCTTGCTTGATACTAGGCCATGCTTAGCAGCATAATCACCTGCAGCGGTGTCTACAGCCTTTCTAGCTCTAGCTACAGCCTTACCAGGAGCATCCTTAACTGCTTGAACTTGACGCTGACGGGCAGCAGATACAACAGCTTGCCTTCTAGCTTGTTGACGCATTGCAGTGCCCTGACCAGTTGTTACTGGTGCAGAACGCTTATCAGTACTGAGTTTAGTATAACCACCACGACCTTTAGTTACAGTAGCCTCGGAGAAAATCTCATCTAAAGCTTCTTCAATATCTAATAATTCATATCCCTCTTCAATCATGGCTTCGATTGTTTCTTCAACAATCTCTTCAATCTCACCATCATAGAGATAATTGATATCCTCAAGAAGGTCTACTTCTTCAGATAATGTTTCTCTTACTTCATCATTATAAACGGCAAAGTATGATTCGTAAAGTCTTTGAGTTTCTGTCATTGGAGTTTTTATAAATGTTACTTTATAGTATTATTTATAAAAACTCCGGTATTCATTACAGTTGGAATCCTGCGAAAGAATCTTTTTTCATGTCTTGTTTGATACCACCGATTACATAGCTCTCAATTTCAGTTTCCTGTGGAGCATTCTGCATCATCTTGGAATTGAGCCAATGCTCAGTCCAAGGAAGAGGATTGTTTGACATGGAGATATCAAACATTGGCTTAATACCAATTGCTTTCATCCTACGATTTGCAATATACTCAACATATGAAGATAGGAGTTTAGCATTTAGACCAATCATGGAACCATCCTTGAACAGATACTCTGCCCATGCTTTCTCTTCATTAACTGCACGAACATACATCTGCTTAACATTATCTTCTTCCTCAGCAATAATATCTAACATCTGAGGATCATCACCATTCTTCCAGTTTTTGATAATGTTTTGAGTGATCACAAGATGCTGTGATTCATCACGAGCAATTAGAGAAATGATCTTTGCAGATCCTTCCATGAGTTTTAGTTCACCGAATGCAAAGCTGCAGGCAAATGAAACATAGAAACGAATACCCTCAAGAATGTTCACATTCATAACTGCACGATAAAGCTTTCGCTTCAGTTCCTTGAGTTCAATCTGTGCAGTTGGATGATCTCCTAGTTCCCAAAGAGTTCCAGAATCCCATTGATGAGCAGATTGAATTAGTTCATCATATGCTTTAGTTACACTAGTAGCTCGTTCTAGGATCTTTTCATCATCTAGAATAGTATCAAATACTTCTGTCACATCAGAATAAACATTTTTGATGATGTAGGTATATGAACGACTATGAATCATCTCCATAGTTTCCCAAATGGTCATGCAAGCTTCCAGTTCAGGAAGAGAACAGTATGGAATAAATGCAAGACCAGGACCACGACCCTGTACCGAATCAAGCATGATCTGATACTTCAGGTTGGAAGTAAAGATATGCTTTTGCTCAGGGCGAAGAGTTTGATAATCTGCACGATCTTTTTGGAGGGAGACCTCCTCAGGTCTCCAGAAGTATCCAAGTTGTTGTTGAGTTAGCTTTTCAAAGATAGGATACTTGTAGCTATCATATCGTTGAACTCCAAGAGGCTTACCAAAAAACATTGGTTGCTTTTTGGTATCTACATGATTACTATTAAATACGGTCATACCTTTGATTTCACTGTTTGTATTTTTGATGAATTGCATGTAAATTCTCCTTTAGATTTTGCAGCTTTCGCAGTCGTCTTCAGCTTCTAATTGGCTGAGTAATTGAGACAATGCTTCTCCTTTGTCATCTGACTCACCATCAGACTTACTATCATATGTATTTTGATAGTAAGAAGTCTTCCATCCATACTTATAGGTCATAAGTAAATCTTGAGCCATTACGCTAACAGGTACTTCATTATCGGCATAATTTTCTGGATTATATGACCAGTTGCCACTGATTGCCTGATCAAAGAACTTTTGCATCACAGCAACAATATTAATGTAACCAGTGTTATTAGGCATGTCCCACAGAAGCGTATAGTTCTTCTTGAGAGATTGATAACTTGGAACAATCTGTTTGAGCGGACCTTTCTTTGATTTCTTAACGGACAAGTAATCTCTAGGTGGTTCGATTCCATTTGTTTCGTTTGACACAACGGAACTGCTCTCCGATGGCATTTGTGCGGACAATGTTGAGTGCCTGAGACCGTGAGCCAGGATGGATGTTCTAAGTGTCTCCCAATCATAGTTGAGTTCGTTAGATACGATTTCGTCTACATCTTTTTTGTAAGTATCAATTGGAAGAATTCCTTGAGAATACTTAGTGCGATTAAAGTAATCACATGCACCCTTTTCCTTGGCAAGTTCATTGGATGCTTTGATTAGATAGTATTGGAAAGCTTCAGTCAAATCGTGAACAAGTTTCCATGCCTGAGGATCTTCATATTTTGCCCCATTACGAGCAAGGAAGTGAGCAAGACCAATATATCCAATTCCAAGTGACCGACGAGATTCAGTAGAAACTCTTGCAGCATCAACTGGATAGTTTTGATAATCAATGAGTTCATCCAGAGCACGAACTGAAAGATCACATAGTTCTTCAAGTTCAGAGAAGTTATTCAGTTTGCCAACATTGATTGCAGAAAGAATGCATAGTGCAATTTCTCCAGCTCCATCAATATGTTCAATTGGAACTGTTGGTAGAGTAATTTCCTGGCAAAGATTTGACATATTTACTTTGTCTAGGAAAGAACTATGAGAATTGCAATGGTCGATATTCATAATATAGATACGACCCGTTTCAGCCCTTTCTTTAAGGAGATCAAGGAATAGTTCTTGAGCACTGATAGTCTTCCTTGAAACAGACTGATCTCGTTCATAACTCTCATATAGTTGATCAAAACTATCAGTTCCAAAAGCATCATACAAGCCTGGAACATCGTGAGGGGAGAAGAGTGAGATTTCTTCATTTTTGATAAATCTCTCGTAGAAGATCTTGGAGATTTGAATGGAATAATCGAGTTTGCGTACACGGTTGTCCTCAGTTCCTTTGTTGTTTTTTAGTACAATAATATCTTCTATTTCTTGGTGCCAAATAGGGAAGTGAACTGTAGCTGAACCACCACGGATGCCGTTTTGAGTGCAACACCTGACCGTCGCTTCAAATTTCTTGAGGAACGGAATAACTCCGGTATGGGCAACCTCTCCACCACGGATTTTGCTATTGATACTTCTGATTCTGCCTGCGTTGATACCGATTCCAGCCCGCTGTGCAACATAACGGCCAATAGCCATGTCAGAGCTGAAGATAGAATTGAGAGAATCGTCAGAATCAATAAGCACACAAGAAGCAAATTGACGAAGAGTGGTTCTAACACCAGCCATAATTGGTGTTGGAATGTTAATTCTGTGCTTGGAGATTGCGTTGTAGTATCGTTTGACATAATCAAGTCTTGTTTCTTTAGGATATTCTGCAAAGATTGTTGCAGAAATTAACATGTACATGTATTGAGGAGTTTCATAAATTTTCTTTGAACTCCTATCTTGTACTAGATACTTATCTACTACTTGGCGAAGACCAGCATAAGTAAAGATATAATCTCTTTCATGATCCATCCAGGCATTAATTTTATCCCATTCTTCCATGGAATATTTACCTAGAAGTTCTCCATCATAAATGCCTAGAGAAACACCACCAACAAGATGATCATGAACATCAGGGAATCCTACTTTCCAGTTAGCTCCAAAGACTTGTTTATATAAACCAAAAAGAAGGAGACGAGCAGCGACATACTGATAATTTGGATTATCGAGGCTAATAAGATCACTAGCTGAGCGAATGAGAATTTCTTGAATTTCATCCGTTGTAATTCCATCGTAGAACTGAATTCCAGAATTAATTTCTACTTGAGAAGCACTCACTCCTGCAAGTCCTCCACAAGCACATTCGACCATGCTATGAATTTTGTCTAGATCCAGAGATTCAAAAGTACCATTACGCTTTTTAACTTTAGTACCGTTACTCATACTTTCTTCCATGTAGTAAATTGAACTTTAGCTTCCAACCCGTGATAAGTATTTTCTTTAATTATTTTCTGTGGGTTGATTCCAGAAATAACCATATCATTAATATCTTTTTCTTTTATATTAGAAGGCCATATTACAACCTTTTCCCCGGCGTCGATAAGCTTTTCGTACTTCTTAACAATTTGCAAATTTCTTGGTTCATTGTCAAGAATGAAAACTCGATCTCTGTAAATAGACTTTTCTAGATGAACATCTGATCCACACATAGCAATCGCATTGGAAAGAAAAAGAGAGTCAAATGGACCCTCCGTGACATAGATTGTCTCATCAAAATTTACAGTATCAAGTCCAAATAGTTTAAGGTACTTATCATCCAGGATGGTAGTAATATAGCGTAGTTTTGAATTTTTGTCAAGAGCCCTTCCCTGATATCCAAAAAGTTTTCCACTTTTGGACATGAGTGGGATGATGATTCTAGACTCTTTGATTCCAGTTTCTGTTTTTGCCCAAGCATGAAAATCCTCTGCGTAGTAGAACTTAGAAAGATATTTTTCTGGAATTTGTCTTTTGAGAAGGTATTCTTTTGCTGGGTGTGAATTATTTAGTTCTGATATCTTTTGTAGAGTAGACAACGGTGTTTTGTTGAATACTGGTTTTTTAAATTCAATTTCAAACTTTGGTTCTTCAACAATAGTTCCTTTTCCAGTCAAGCCAGATTTATACCTCTCCATGACATACTCATCATAGAGAGTTACATCTAAATCTTTTAGAAAATTGGCAAGTGTTCGACCAACACCACAGTTGTGGCATTTGAACACCATGTCGGCCTTTTTTGCATACAAAAAGCCCCTAGCACGGTTTTTATTTTTTGTAGAGTCACCGCAATAAGGACAACGAAAGTTATATAGATTATCTTTTTTCTTTGCGAATTTATCTAGCCTAATTGAAATGAGATTAATATACTTAGTGTCAATGTAACTCATTTTGTGGTGGTTTGCTCAGTCCTCCCATTATAGGGCATACCCATCATGTTGTCAAGGAACGGGACGACCAAGCCGACCAGTAAGACAACTGCACCAGAGATGGCCGCCACCTGCCATCTAAATTTTAACAAATCTCCAACTGTTTTTTCTACTTCTTCTACTCTTTCAAGAACATCTTTATGTTCTTCAGTATTACTTTTTTTAATATCGTGTACCATGCTAATAATAACTTCATCAGCTTTTGTTGTATGTTCTATTCTCTCTTCATGAATCGCCAACATTTTACTGATAGTTTGACTAGTTTCACTTATCTTTTCTATGGCAGATTCAATCTTTTTCATCATTTGTTCGTAGATGCTAAGTCTTTCTTCTAGTAAAGCAATCTTAGTTTGAGTAGATTGAAACATTGGCTTCCTTTGGCGATGTTTATGCTTGGCCACCCCTGGAGGATGCGAATGTTGCAATTTTTTCAAATCCAGCAGAAGATGAATTAATTGTTTTAATCATTTTAACTCTATTACTAGCATTCAAGTTTCGATATAAATCAACCAATTTATTTGCACTGTCAGGAGATACTTGAGCTTTCTCTCCGTTATCAAACATGACGAACCCTTGTTGCCCTGCTAAAGAAATTTGTTTTAGTTGATCAATTACTTTTCCACCACTTTCAAATAGTGTTTGTTCATTGACCTTCTTTCTCTTTTTTCTTTTAGAAGCAGGAATTCCTGGTGGTTCTACACTTGGAGGTAAAGATACTTCTGCACCAGTTCCTACACAATTTGCAGCAACTTCTTCATTGTAGTTCATATCTTGCTAAGTTCCTCCAAGCAGTAATTGTCAGGTTCTATGTTAGGTATTGTATCTGATTCAATTCTATCTAAAAATAGCATAAAAGATTTTAGATATTTCCAATAATTATTTTCAATCTTAAAGAATAATATTGGAGTTGCCGCATCACCAAAAATATTATAAACAACAATTATATGATTCAACAAAAGATGAGTTTTTAAAATTCCTGTTTTATCATATCGTTTAAGTAATCTTTTGATATACTTAAATTTTTTCAGGTCTTCAAAAAAATCATCTTTTGTCATTGCATTTGGGTTATCATAATGTTTTATTGCAAATAACAAAAAGTTATCATCATTCAACTCATTAAATCTCATTTTTTATCATGCATAAGTTAGGGTGGCTGCTGCTGAGATTACTTCTTCAGTACCACCAGCAGAAGTGATTTTCACACGGAACTTGTGTCCATCATAGGTTGCTTTTGCAGCAGCAGTCAAAGTAAGAGTAGCAGTTGTTGTTCCAGAATATACTCCAGTATCAGTTAGGTTTGCCCAGCGACTTGTTTGAGTAGCTGTTTGAACTTGCCACTGATAAGCAAGAGTTCCAGGTGTTCCAGTTGTTGAGGTTGTAACTGCAAATGTTCCGGTATAAGGAGTTGCTGCACCAGTTACATCAGCAGGCTGTGCTGTAATAGTAACTGCAGATGCTACATCTGCTGCAATAGTATCATCAGATTGAGTTTCATTTGCATTTGTATCTGGATCTGCAAGTGCAACTAGCTTTTCTGCTTTATGGCGAGTATTTCCTGCAGCGTCGGTATAAGTGAAATATGACCACCAACCAGGACCATCAATACCACGCTGACGGTTTTCATTTAGTTGTGCTTCGGTTTCATCAACAAAAACAATAGTTTTTGCTTGTGATGAAGAAGCGATAGTTCTTTCAACTTTGGTCTTATTTGCGTTAGAATCAGTTCTTCCGTATAGAGACATCTAAAAATCCTCTGAAATTTTTATTCTAATAATATTTATAAAAAATGGGGAGTCACCTCCCCAAAAGTTTTTTGATAGTATTTTTTGTAAAATCTATTATTGTATTTTCTTTAAACCTTTTTGTTTTTCCTAGATATTCAGAAAATGCAAGGAGTAAAATTAAAATTAATTCTACTCCCCAGTTCAATAATAAACATTCAATCACTTACAATTCTTTAGAAGTGCAGTTCGTACAGTTGCTGCGATTACATTATCAATATCATTATCAGTGGTGTTCACATAACGATCAAGTAGTTCAACTACAAGACGCTTAGTATGACAAGAATTCATTGCTGCAAGTAGTAGTGGTTTTACTACTTCTACTAATACTCCCATGATTTTTCTCCGAAAAGGATTCACTTCTATTTATTTTAGTCGAATCTTGAAGACATATTATCCTTTGCTTTCTGAGCAGCAGCACGACGAGCAGCTACTTTTTGTGCTGGAGACTTAGGACCGCCATACTCACCAGCTGCAGGTGGCTTTTTACCAGGAGTTTTCTTTTGTCCTCTTGGTTGAACACCCGCTCTTGAAGCTCCCATTGATTTGGAAACTAGTTTAAATGCAGCACTTGGCTCAGGTGGTCTTGGAGTTCCCTTGTCTTCTCTCCTTCTTTCATCAATTACTTCAACTTCTTCATTTCTATACGCACCAACCTTACCTGGCTTTGGGCGTTGAGGGCCATACTTGGAAGCTGTCCTTACATCATTCGCAACTTTATTTGCTGCAATATTTGCAGAAGCTCGGTTTACCATTTTATCCTTGGTTTTTTTCACATTTGCAATAGATGATTGAGTTGATTTTTGATAAGCTTCTAAATCAGCATCTTCACGCCTCATATCAATTTGCGGATTGATAATTACACCATCCTTTCTTTTTCCTTTTACATTTGCAATATTATCAGTTCTGTTAGTTTGAGTTAGACTAACAAATTTTGATGTTGCAGTATCATCAGATGTTTTTTCAGTTAAAGTTCTCCAGTCTGCAAAAGTAAATCTTTCAATGTCAAATGAATTTTGCAATTTTTCTTCAATGATTTCACGAGCTGATGGACCAGACTCTTCTACCATTAGCATTGCTTGCTCAATGAAATAATCAAAATGCTCTTGATCAAGGGATTCAAAAATTTCTTGAACTTCATCATAATTAAATGCAATTTCAGATTCAATGAAATAGTGAGTTAGAAGTTCTTTCTCTTCCTGTCTCATCTTTTTAACAAAAGTTCCAACTGCTCCACCTGCGGTTGCAGCAGCAGACTTGCCAGCTTTTCTAGCTTTTACTGCTTCTCCTGCAGCCGCTCCAGCAGCTCCCGCAGCCTTGACTGCAGTTCTACCTGCACTTTGAGCTGCTCTACCAGCTGCAACAGTTGCTTTTCTTCTTGCCCTAGTTGCACCTGCGGATTGCTCGGCTTCTTTGCCCTTAGCTCTAACCGCATCATAAGTTGCTTTAACTTCTGCAGCACGCCTTGCTCCTACTTGTCTTGCTGTGTTTACTGATTGTCTAACAGATGCAATATCCTTTTCTGCTCTAGCTTTAAGTGCTCCAAGGATACCCCCTTTTGCCTTTTCTTTAGTTTGTGTTGGTGTTGATTTTGTTGCTGGCTGAGATTTCTTAGCCATTGCAACTTTAGATTGACTCTTAAGTGCAGATGTCATTCCAGATGACTTAGATGGCTCAGCATCTCTTGCAGCTTTTCTTGACTTATGCTCAGCAGAAGCACGGATTGCTGCAGATTTAGCACCACCCTTTAGTGAACCAATTGATTTGCCAGACTTGGACATTCCAGACCCACGAACCTTAGTTCCGCCTGCACCTCTTCGCCATTCAACAAGAAACTCTTCAGATGAAATCTCATCAACAAAATCACAGAAATCATCAATGCCCATATCTTCGATTAGAAGATCAATACCATACTCATTGAGTCCTTCAGCAATTAAGTAGTCTGCTACAAACTCAATATCTTCTTGCTTGTATCCCTTTGCTTTAGGCACACCTTTTGAAGGAACACAGTTTGGCACTTCACGGCCACCCTTTTTCTTCATTCCAACTTGAGTATATCCTGTCCAGCATGGATCCTCTTCATTTACTAATTCATATGATTCACCCATGTTTGGACGACTTGCAACAGCACGAATCTTATTTGCTCTCTTTCCTTGACCTCTTTTTTCTAGTGCATTTGCCCTAGCTTTCATTCTAGCAGCAGGAGTCATTGCAAGTTCAGGATTTTGTTTTTTTGCAAAATCTTCTGGTGGCTCACCTTCATGAGCACCAGTTGTTGATCCTTTTGATCCACCATACTTAAACTTTGATCTTCTAGGATCAGGAACATCTTTACCTTGCTGTCTGTTACGCCAATGTGTAGCGTGTGCTTGTTGAGAAGGTGATCTTAGACCAGATGATTTACCTGTATTTGGATCAACATGTCCACCATATCCTTTGACTTCATCAAGTTGATCATCGGAATGTCTATTTCTCCAAAGCTCAGCAACATAATCTACTGCTTCCTTTCTGGTCTTTCTAACATCATCACCTGGCTCATATGGCTTGTCATCACCATCAGAATTCCACCAAGGATTCTTGCCATTGAATTTACGACCCTTTAGTTTAGGTCTTTTTTTCTCCTGAACTAATTCAGTTTCTTCCTTGCGAACTCCACTCTTAGCATTTAATTTTGCTTGGATTCTTTGCTTCATTTCTGGCATTGAAGCCACATTATAAAGAGCTAGGGTTGGAGCACTAAATGTTTTTCCATTGGTGTATACATTAACACCCATGTAATCTCTAACTTTCTTGTCTTCTAGAAGAGTTAGAGCATACTCAAGAGTTTGATCAAGAAGATTTTCTCTTAGATAATCTTCTTGAGAGTTCACATCACCCGGAAAGTATGCAGAAGCAGACTCAACCATCTTTGTTGCTTTGTACATCATGTCTGGTGTAAGAGACATGAATTGAGATACAATAGATAAATCCATATTCTTTCTTTGAAATGAGTTCTATTTATTATTATTTATCTTTTCGCTTACCTTTAGTAAATGACTTAACTGGTTCCGTTGGATGCATTCGTTGTAGATATTCACGATAATCATCCGTACCAATTTCCAATGGTCCTGGGTGATAACTTAAATCTTTGACCCAGGTTCTATGAATTTTCTTTTGTTCGTCCACAAAGATAACATAATTAGAACCTCTAGTAACAATTCTTCCAGAGATACCAGTAATAGAATCAATTACAGTCTCACCCAAGTTGTAAATATTTCCTTGATAATATTGCTCTCTAAGATTTTCAATATCTAATGATGGAGATATTTTCCATAGATCTTCTTTGAGACTCATGGACTTACGAACTTGTGCATAGATTGCACGGCACTCTTTTTTACTAACATTACCAGGAAGTCCTTGCTTGAAGGTTTCATAATCATTTTCAAGTGCTGCTTTACGCATCATTGAACTAGTAATTCCTTCAGTTTTATCCGTATCTGGATCAGACATTCCAGCACCAACTACTTCTACTCCATAAAAGTCATACACAGTTCCATTGTATTTCTGTGCAATTTTTTCATACTTTTGAACATTCTCATCTCCACACATAATTACTACATGATGATAACCTTCGTCGTGTAATGATGTCAAAATATCATAAATGTTATCTCCGTTTTCTGGATCATTTACAATACTCTCAGCATGATCTGGGAATATGTGTTGAAGAATGTTATACTTTGATTTGAAGTCCAATGGATTCTGCTTACTGTCAGAAGTCCTACTTGGATAAATTCTATACTCAGCTTCTAACTCTTCCGCTTGTTCTTGAACTGCATTGAGTAAATTTTCATGTCCCAATGATGGAGGATTAAATCTACCAAAAGTAATAACTACCGCAGGACCTTCACCATGCTCAACTTGCTCTGGTGATTGGTCTGCAGTAGTTTGTGGTGTTTGGGATGGTTGTTGCTGAACATTCTGCACATCTGCTTGGGATAGTGGTCCCATGAGTGGCTGCCCAGTTTTTAATTTGCTCTTATCTTGTTTGGAGATAGAAACTAATTTTTGCCCACCGTCTTTACTTTTGGCAACAATATCTCCTTTGGCATTGGAATAGTATCCCTTCCCTACATGGACGAGACCTTTCTTTTCCGCTTCTTTTCCCGCAGGAGTTCTTGCTTCTGTTACAAATTGCCTAAAAGTTTTCATCAAAAACAAAAGTTCTACATCTATTATTTAGGCAACTGTGTAGGTCTGATAAGCATTTTTGCTCTCATGACATTGGTAATGACTACAATAGAGTTGTAGATATTTGTAGTATTTGCTTTTAAAAATTTGAGAATAGGATCTTTATCTGGTTTGTAGAGTTTAGTATTTTTTCTCTTCATCAGATAAAAATTTATAACTGATGCTACCAACTCTTTTTGATCTGCTAGATTTTGCTTTGTCTTTGGATATGAGGTGACATAATTGGTCAGTATACTGTAAACAAAAAAGTCTTTATTTGTTGATATTACATCGAGAAAATCTGAGCACAACACAGAAAATCTTCGTGCTGCAGTGAGATAATTATCAAATCTTGTTTTGTCTGCAGGAGAGACAAAGATTGAAAGAGATTCTAATAAATTTAAACACTGTGTTACACTCTTACTACCATTACGGAATAGATCAGATTGAATTGTGCTCAGACTAACTCCATTCATCAGATGTCTCCTGCTTGACGATTTTCGGAACGGAATACACGGAAGGCTCCTTCTGGATACCGTGCAGTGAGTTTATCTACATTGGTTTCTAGAACTTCTTCAAGATTAGTGCCAAGAGCAATACAACCTTGAGCAATATACCACATCACATCTCCCATTTCTTTAATCATGTGAGTGCGAGACTGATCATTGTATGGCTTACCTTGGAATGCAATTTTCTTGACAATTTCGGCAAACTCACCACCTTCTGCAGTCAATCCAATGGCAGCAGTTAGAAGTCGGTTTAGATCAACACCAACACCATTGGCATGATCTTCTGGTTCTTTGCGTTCTAGTTCATTTACTTTGTTAACAAACTCTTCTGGATTGCTTGAGTAAATGCTAGTGGTATCACCAACAAAATTCTGATATGCGTCTAGGCTGATTAGTTTTTTTGTCATACTTTAAATCCGTCGAATGTTCTAGTAGGTTTTTTAGAGATTTTTTCTTCGTACTCATACTCATCATTTTGACCAGAATCAATGATGTTTTTCTGAGCACTGTCCTCAACATTATACAGCTTCATCTTGGATCTGTCAATACCCACGACGAATCTCTTGTATGCAGTGGGGTCGTTGTAACGATTTTTCAACTGCTTGACCATGATTTGGTTCAATGACTCAAGTTCTTCAGTACTAATCAATGCAAACATAAAGTCTGCTGTAGCAGGAAGACCAAAAGATTCTGAAGTATCAGTAAGCTCAACATCAGAGTTGCCATAACCCTGACGAGTGGTTTGTGTTGCAGTTACAATAGGAACATTACATTCTACAGCAAGACCCCTCAGCTCTTCTGCAATAGCTTTTACATATGTGTAAGAGTTTACCAATGTTCCTTTGTATCTTGAAGATGCACAAATATTCAAGTAATCAATGAAAATCATATCTGGTTTAAATCCCTTCTTGAGTGCAAGATCATTGAGAAGAGATTTAAAATGTCCTACATGTGCAGATGCAGTTGCGTATTCTTTAATAATAAGTTTTCCTCTGGTTTTCTCTGCCAGTTTTGCTAACTTAGATTCATATGAATTTTTTGAAAGATTAGTAATATCTTGAATATTTACATTCAAGAGGTTTGCATCAATTCTTTCAGCAATCCTTTCCTCTGCCATTTCAAGTGTAATGTAGAGAACATTGCGTCCTTGCAGGAGGACGGAGCTAGCCATGTGGCACATGAATAGACTTTTCCCGACACCCGTACCAGCAAGAGCGACATTGAGAGTCTTATTAGGGAGACCACCTTTTGTAATTTTGTTGAAGAGTTCAAGGTCGAATGGGATTTTGTCTTCTTTTTTGTGGTAAAAATCATAACGGGATTCTGAATCTGAAATATAATCGTGACCAATATGGTCATCAAATGAAACTGCAAGTGCATCGGAAAGAATTGAAGGAATAGAATCTTTACTTCTAGTCTTATCCTTTCCGTCTGCGATTTTAACTGAATCTAAAAGGGCAAGATATATTGCCCTATCTTTACACCACTTCTCAGTAGTATCTAATAACCATTGCTCATCGAACTTTTCTTCTTTGAGATCAGATACTACTTGAAGGGCACCCTGAAACATATCATCCGAGATATCCTTACGATTTTCAATTTCAATATTTAAAACTGTTTTGGTAGGAATATCATCATAATTCATTACGAATTTATGAATCTCCTGAAAGACTATTTTCTCTGTCAGGAGATCGAAATATGTTTCCTTAATAAAAGGAATTACTTTTCGTGTGTAAGTTTCATCATAAAGTAAGTTTGAAAGAATCTTCGTTTCAATCTTATCCATCAAGCATCGTCTCCATCATCAAAAGTCTCCACAGCTCCATAACTATACTCCTTTTTGGCACATTCGTCAAGAGCTTCCATCACTTCGGGGGTGAAGAATTTTTCAGGCTCCGAAAGAATAGCCTTAGCATAATACTTGCCACCATTAATTTCATAACGACCCCCAGACTTAGTGAAAATTCCGTGCTTTTCACCCAGTTCCAGTAAGCCATAGTATTTGTCAAGTCCACGCTCATCATAGAATAACCTTGTCTCAATTAGTGAATTTTCTTTTGTGAACCTAGACTTAAATGCTTTACATTTGATGATGTTACCTATGACTTCTGTACCATCTTTTTCTTTTGATTTGGATAGATAGATAATTGTTGAAGCTGCATACTTTAGACCAGACCCACCACCCATTTCTTTAGTTGGCACATAAGATCCAATTACATCATAGGTGTGATTTGTGACAATCATGGGAATGCCCGCAGTGCCCAGTTTGAGGGACAGGATTCGGAACACGGACTTGATGACCTGAGAACGGGTCATATCACGGGTCTCCTTGCCTGCAGAGGCATCCTCGATCTCCTTGGTGGTGGCAAGCATCCCCAGAGAGTCTAGCACAAACATCAGGGGTGGGCGCTCATCCTTTTTAAGTTTCATGTACTCATCCACAACCTTGATTGATTGAGTACGAAACTCCTGAACTGTAGACACTGGAACTAGACCAACACGCTTAGCATCAATGCCACGACTGGTCATCATATCCTTGGTAATTGCAGACTCAGTTTCAAAATAAATTACTTCTCCAGTAGGATTTTGTTGAAGGAAGTATTTAACGATTGAGAGAGCAAAGAAAGTTTTTCCAGTAGATGACTCACCAGCGAGAGCTGTAATCTTGTTGTTAGGTAGCCCCCCAAAAATACTGCCACTAAGGAGAGCATTAAAGATATAACTCCCAGTGTCAACAAAGCCCCCACAATCTCCTGCGGCGACTCCATCCTCGACGATTCCTGCATACTCATTATCCAGTTCTTTAATAACACTATTTAAGAAACTCATAGTAACCTCGGTGTAAATTTATAGGAATGCTTCTAGTGTACCACGCCTTTCGGAAATCCATCCGATTGCATTTAAAACAGAATTCAGTGGTTCAAGGAAGCTCTTGGAGAATTGCATATCATGATCAATATACTTTTCTAATTTAAATTCTGTTGGTAGTGTTTGAAAATATGAAATTACATTTTCTTGAATTGGATTGGGGACTTTTAAATATACAAATTTAATCTTTTCCCCTTCCTGAATATATGGATATTTGTTTGAGATTTTTAATTTTTTAATTAGGTGATTGTATAGAATAGCACCCCTTACTTGTATTGGAGTTTTCGGTGCATACAGAGTGGAAGATCCCTTGTACTTATCTAGGTTGTTTAGACTTCTTGGGAAAGAGATATTCACAACATCTTGCTTTCTAGTTTCAAGTTTTACCTTATTGATAAAGTTGATCAATGTATCATTGTCTTTGGATAGAATAATCTCAAAGGCAGTAAACAGTTTATCACGAAAATACGATGGTGTCGAGGATCTTGCAGTCTCAAGACCCATGATCTTCATCTTAGGTTTTTCGTATCTTACTCCCTCGCTGTCCCATACATTCAACATGTAACGCTTCTTTGCAGTCCAGATTCCTGTGTCTGCAATGTTTTCACGCTTCATCTTCATCTTTTGAGAATAAGCATTTACATACTTCGCCAGTTCTTGGTAACAACTTTCAATATAAGGTTCAAGTTCCACTTCACAGATCTTATCAAGGAAATTGACAATTTTCTCAGTAGCTTCCTCTCTTCCTTTGAATATACTTTGAACCAAAGGACCAAGATTAAGGTAGATAGAATCAGTATCTGAAGCAATAACATAATCTTCTTTCGTGGTTTTCAATACTTTATTTAAGTACTCATTCATTTTGTTTTCAATCCAGCGAATTGAAAGCTGACCCGAAAGAGTAATAGCTTCAGCATTAGTGATTAGGAAGTACCTGAAGTATTCATTTCCAATAGCACCATATGCAGAGTTAAGTTGAATCTTTCGTGCCATCTGAATGTTATTGCAGCGAGCAATCTCTTTCTTTAACTCAGTTGTTGGAGTCTTTTCATATTGCTGTTTTGCAGCAATCATCTTTTTTTTATAGATGGTGCGATCCTCATAAATTTTTTCCATCAATTTAGGAAGAAACCCTTGTTCATGAGTATCAAACATTGCACCATTCGCACATACAGTAAGACACTCAAGTGAACTAGTATCAATCTCTTTTCGGAGAAGTTTGTCTACATTAATTGAAGGGAAGCGTTGATTATCTAGAGTTTCTGGAGAAATATTATACTGCATAATCAAGTGTGGATACAGAGAGTTCAAGTCAAAACTCACTACCCATTTATGTTTACCAAGGATTGGATCCTTTACATATGCACCTTCATATGCATAATCTTTCTTTTGAATGACTTTTGGGGGAACTACAACATTCGTTTTTTTGAGATAGTTAAAGATGATATTATCCCAAGTCTTTACCTGAGAATATACATCTTCAAAATTCTCCTTTGCATCATATGCCATGGTGATGGCAAGTTCGATTAATTTCATCTTGTCGTCAAGACGATCAACAAGTTCTACATCTCGGATGTTGTAATCAATAAACTTTTGCCAATCTTTAGTGTAGAACTCTTTGAAATTCTCAAACTCAGAGTGATCTAGTTTCTTCTCACCAAGTTCTACAAAAGCAATATGATCGAGTCGATAAGATTCTTGGTTAGTATAGGTAAACTTTTTGTATAGATCAAGATAGTCTAATACAGACAACCCAGCAATCTCATATATGATATGAGTTCTACCCATAATTACAACCTCCCTGTTAGTAACTACTGTCCAAGGAGAGATTGATTTCATATGCTTGGTTGAGAGCACACGATCCAAACGACGCATAATATAAGGAATATCATAAAGATAGACATTCCATCCAGTTACAACATCTGGAGTATCATGCACCCACCACTCAAGAAAGTTTTGCAGCATTTCTTGTTCTGTCCAGAACACTCGATATTCTACATCAGATCGAGTGTTCTCATATTCTCTTGTTCCCCATACAATAATCTTCTTGGTATTAATATCTTTGATAGTAATACAAAGCATTTCCTCTGCAGCTGCCTGTACATTTGGAAACCCATTCTCACAAGCAACCTCAATATCCAATGACACAATATTCATAGAAGAAATATCAAACTTGATTTCATCTTCAGGAAACTCATTGGCCATGTATTGATACAAGAATCGTTCATACCCATAAACAGTAAAATTATCAATACCCTCATATTTTTTGAGAAACTCTTTTGCTTCTCGGGTTCGATCAAATTTTACTGGAGATACATTAAGACCATCTAGAGTTTTGTACTTAGAATCTTTGGGAGAAGGAACGAAAAGAGTTGGAGAAAATTTATCCTGATATATCTCCTTAACTCCATTGTTATACCCTCGATAATGAACAATGTCATTAATGAGTTGAATATTAGTATAAAACCTCATTTAGAAATAAGTTGAGTGTAAAGATTTAGAATTTCAGGTTTGGGTTCGATGATAGTCATAATCTTATCAGAATTGAGAAGAATGTCTACATCATTAGTAAACGATGGGTATCTATCTAATTGAGCATAATCTGTCTGAACAACTGTAGTTTCCTTACCATCTTTAATATTTTTTTCTTCGGTTGTTTTCAGAAATACTGCATTATCTGGGGGAAAATGTTTATCTTCATCATTATAATCCCAATAAGTCAATGGATCAACTTTATATGGATTTTTCATGTACAGAGAAGGTTCTTCATCTAGTTCTTCATACTCACAGATAATGTAATCATTGTTGATCAGCTGAATCAGTTTAATATTCATGGTGGGCTCCATCGGAACATCTCTATGTATGGTAGCATACCCAGGCTGGCCTGTCAAGTAAAAAGACCCAATCCCTGAAAGTTGCCAGGGTGGGTCTGTGCCGACGATATTTGGGGATTTCCCAATTCTATTTATTTCAATCTTCTGTTAAAAGTTGTGGTTCTGATTTTACGCCAGGAATATTCCATGTAGTTTTCTTCTGATGTTCTGGAATGATTCTTTCAATATCTACAGTTAGTAGTCCATGCTCAAACCCTACAGAGGATACTCGATGTTCATCTGAGAGTTGAATCTTACGGGTGAAGGAACGCTTTGACAGACCTTTGTGTACATACTGTCTTGAAGTATCTCGTTCCTCAACTTTGCTGGCAATTGTGAGAATGTTTTGTTCTGTAAAGACTTCAATCTCTTCTGGTTTAAATCCTGAAAGAGCGACTTCAATTGTGTAGTTACTGTTGTCATGTTTGACGATGTTGTAGGGAGGATAGTTAACATTAACTGAATGATGCATTGCATCTAGTCTGTTAAACATTTCATCCAGACCTACAGCGAGTGGAGCGTAATCGTTCCAAAATGAGTCTAGTGATTGAGTAGTGAATTTCATTTTCTGAATCTCCTTAGTAAGCGAGAGTTTATTAGAGACCCCGAAGGCATCTCTTCACAATTATATATATACGATGGTAAATTTTTCAAGTTCGGATTTCCGAAAATAAATATCAATATATATGCACCAGTTACTATGCTCTCTACTCAATATCGTCTGAGACTTCAATCAATTTGCGAGAAAATTATATCTAGAGAGTCAGTAGAATTGTCAGATATGATTTGGGCAGAAAAACTTGCCAAAGCAAATAGAACTGCTGGAACTATGCTTAGACAAGCGAGAAGAAAAGCAGAAAATCCTACTATGCAAGAAGGAGATATGGATGATTTTTTAAATCAACTTGATATTGGTGGAATTGGACATGAACGAAAAGGAGTTGATGGATTCGATTCGATAGATGATATTGTAGACTTCTTTACTGGAGATAAACCAGAAGATTGGAGACAACGAGATTAAATTGTATCAAATGTTACAATGTTGATCCAATAAATAAAGTTATCGTTCATCCACTCATGTGGACGGAAGTAAGCCGACTTAAAAAGCCGACTGAAGGAACGCTCTTTAATTTAACACTTAAGGAGAACCCCTATGTCACAAGCAACTTACCGTGGTGCTCATTACGACACCGAAACTCGCAAAAATCAAATCGCATCAAATTGGTTGACAGTTATTCGTCAACAAATCGAAAAGGAAGAAAGACTCAAACAAGCACAACTTGCCATGGCAATGAAATAAAAAAAGAGGGGGCTAAATGCCCCCTTTTTCATTCTGGTTGTTTTTTCTTACCGATATTATATTTACTCTCTAGAGTCCATTCATGCTTATCTTTAAATGCAAGAACTTTGATTTGACTCAGAGGTGCAGCATCTGCAACTTGATCTGCATTTACAATTTTAACAAGACCCCAATCCTGTAGTAATTGAGCAATCCTGTTCTTTCTTTGTACATCATTCTGAAAAAGATTTGCTCTCTTGCCATCAAGTGCAAATAGTTCTTTAAAATGTACGATATAATATCTACCCTGCTTATGAAGAATATGGCAAGATTGATATAACTTTTTTTCTTTGCGTGATGCAACTCCAATACGAGTTAGAGTCTCTCGGACTTTTAAAAAGTCATCTGGTTCGTTTAGAGTGACTTCCACCATTTGATCTGGGGACCAACTCACTTCACTGTCAGCGTTCATGTCTTCCTCCACGGTTCAACTTAGATTTAATAAATTCAATTTGTTCTTCTGTTAGAATTTTTAAAGCTGTTTTAGCTTTATCATCACTATAGCCATAATATTGTTTAATAGATTCAAGAGAGTCAAGTTTCTCTTTCTTTATCCAAGGAGAGAAACGCTTCTTTGGTCTGATAATATTTATATAAAAATCATATTGAAGCTTTTTGTCTAAATGAGAATTTAGATTCATCTCATTAGCAATTAAAATAGTATCAAGGAATCCAGAAAAACACCTGTTGATTATGTATGGAGGATAACTACTTTCACACTCATTGGATTCATCCATCAAATTATGTTTTGAAATATTGATGGAGTTTAAATAATCTTTAAGTTCTGTCACGAAATCACACAATAATTTTTTTGTCAGGAGTAATAATATTGCTATACATTTTAGTGTATTGGTCTACAATACCTTCATCTGCTTCAGCAATATATACCACAAACTTTCTATCTACTGCAATTTCAGTTTGTGCTTTACTAATCATTGGAGACCACGGAGCAAATCCAAGTGTTCCTTGACCAGTAGGAACTCCAACAATTGCATTTTCGACAACAATGTAATCAGATGTTTCTTTGATTACATTGGCAATTAGATCCTCACCAGAGGACATACGAATCAGTTTTACATTCATTTGAATTTACAATCACACATCAATTCAGTAAAGCAAGCCAAAGTATTGATCTCTTGATCTGCAACAAAGGCAGCTTGGTATTGGTATTTAGCAAAAATCAATACTGCTTGAGGGACAGAGGATGGCTCTAAGCATTCGTACATAGTATTATATGTTTTACGAATTACTGCATTTACATCATTATCAAGATTCTCTACAACCCATTTACGAACACTTGAAAAATCTTTTTCCTTTAAAAAGCGAACAAGGTTTTTTACATTTAAATCAGATACAGATGCAAGAATACCACTATCAATTACTCCACCAGAAGAATACCGCTGGAGTTCATTCAGAATCCTACGCCAATCTGGGAAAAATTTATTGATTACTTCTGCAACAACCTTTTCATCATATTGGACATTTTCTTCCTCAAGAATAGTCCTGACACGCTGGAAGAACTCTGATGCAACTCTTGCTTTGTCCTTTCCTGTAATATTGAAATCAAAGACTGCACATCTAGATTGTAGCGGCTCGATGATCTTGTTCTTGTAGTTGCAAGTAAAGATGAATCGACAGTTGCTATGAAACGCCTCAATATTAGCCCGTAGGAGGAGCTGAACATCGTTGGTCGTGTTATCTGCCTCATCAATGATGATGACTTTGTGTTTACCAGTTGCTTGAAGTGATAGGGTCGAAGCAAAGTTTTTTGCCTGGTTCCGTACCGTGTCCAAAAATCGTCCTTCATCAGACCCGTTGATGACATATGAATCTACTCCTAATTCAGTACATAATGCCTTTGCGATTGTAGTCTTTCCAATTCCAGGAGGACCACAGAGAAGTAGATTGGGGATTTCTCCCCCCTCTACAAAATTTTGAAAATTAGACTTGATATTTTTAGGAAGAATACAGTCACTCACTTTTTGAGGTCTGTATTTTTCCACCCACAAGAAATCATTACGAATCATTTAATCAACCCTCAAAAGTAGAATCTGGTTCTAAAGCAATCCAATAACGAAGATTATATTTTGAACTTGTAAACTGAGAAATATTACGAGGAGAAACTACAACTTTGTATACATCAGGAATAATCTTGATGTTTTCAATCTTGAAGTTGAAAGTAAACTGCTTATCAGTTTCTCCAACTTTAGCCGAGAAATCATTTGAGGTGTCGTTGTCCTTGTTACGAACTACAAGGTTAATCTCACCATTATCACTGATAAGTGATAGATCCTTTAGCTGATAGACATTTGCAGCTTTAATGAGAGTGGAAAGAACTTCTTCACTTAGTTCAAACTCTACATTATCACCATCCATAGGAATCTGTTTATCAGATGGACTGGTAATAAGACTTGGATCTGAGAAAAAGTACTTTACCTTAGACCTTCCATTTTTAATAGTTACGAAACTATCGTTATCAAAAATAAACTCTGGATCTTTGAACAGAGAAAGCCCACCAAGAAATTCATTCAAATCATACAGAGCGAAATTCCTTTCAAATGTTTCCGAACATGTATATTCAGCAAGAATATTCTTGACTGGGGATACTGTACGAATAAGACTGCCCTGTTTCACTACCAGAGAAGAATTGATAGTAGAGAAGTTCTTAAGAACATTCAAAGTTTCATTAGAAATTTTCATACTGATTTAAATTCCTGAAGACCGTTTTGTGTGCGAGAATAATGACCATCAAAGTGAAGTAGTAGCATAGCGTAGTGAATCACTTTGAGTAGATCTCGCTTATTGAGCCCATCCTTGTCTCCATAACGACTGCCATACTTGAGAATGTTGGCTTGACAGAAGGGAGCAGCAAGACCTTTGGCTGCCATCAGATCAATTGTCTGAATGTCATTGTAGCCATCTTCGTCACCGCAATAGTGACCATGATAGGTGCTGACTACATACTCTTCAATATCTTTGAGGATCTTTTCCTCGTTGTACTTCCAATGCATAATTAAGTCTCCAAATAAAAAAATGGGGAGAGGAACTCCCCTTAGTATACCGCAATCAGGCGGCGGTGTCAAGTACCTCTTCGGTAATCTCTAGAGTGATTTCTTCAGTAGTATCTAGATCAGAAGCATCAATGTTCTTGTAGAGATCTAGGAAAGAACTCTTGGTGTCATCATCAAAACGATTGATGCACACATTGATTGCTTTCTTGCGGTTCTTGAAGATAGCAAATGACTGAATGATGTGAACAAGACGACGAGTAGTGATGATTTCATCCACTCCACCATCATAGAAGGTCTTACGAATGGTGTCTGCCCAGACAATCAGTTTGTCTACAAACTCCTCGTCAACAACCTCAAAAGAATTCATCAGGTTCATGAGAATCTTTTTCTCAGTAGCCATCGAAGGATAAGGCTGCTCAAAGGTGATGGGGAAACGCTCAAGGAAAGCTTCGTTCATGACATTGGTGCCAATGAAACGACCATCATCAGAACCTTTACCTTTAGTATTTGCAGTTGCAATTACATTGAACCCAGCAATAGGAGTTACATACTGATTGATCTTCTTGAGGAAAACACCCTTGCCTTCCAGGACAGACTGCAGACACATGATCTTGTTGCTTGCAAGGTCGATCTCATCAAGAAGGAGAACAGCACCACGCTTGAGAGCATTCACAACAGGACCGTCGTGCCATACAGTTTCCCCATCAACGAGGCGGAAGCCACCAAGTAGGTCATCCTCATCGGTTTCAATGGTGATGTTAACACGAATCAGTTCACGCTTGAGTTGAGCACAGGCTTGCTCTACGCTGACAGTCTTGCCGTTACCAGACAGACCAGTGATGAAGACAGGATAGAACATACCAGACTTCACAATTCGCTTCACATCAGTAAAGTTACCAAACGAGACATAGTTCTTATCCTTCTGAGGAATAAAGCTAACTACTGGACTTGCAGGGGTAGCAGACATAGAATTAAAGGTTTTTTCAAGTTGTTCAGTTACGGTCAAATTCCAGACTCCACGACTAGTTTTGTTGGGTTCAAGTGCTTTACAGATAGATGCAAGAGAAGTATCAGAGCTTGCAGCGTATTCGATTAGTTGTTGGCGAGTGACAGTCTCACCATAAAGAACAGACAGGTTCTGAACAAGCTGATCAATCATTTGAGTCATAATGAAGTTACCTCGTTTGGTATGAATGTAGTATAGGGCAAAGGGGGTGGGATGTCAAGCGATTTGCTCGATGAATTTTGATAAGATGATCTTATTGAAAGCTTTCTTGCTCATTTGTTTTTTAAATGTAATTCCAACATTTACAGATTGGACAACATCGTTTTCGATAGAAGTATCATCTCCAATTTGAACAAAATACAACTCATTGTAGCCAAGAGAAGTTGATGTGAATGACTTAGTTTTAGCCCATTCATTTGAAACATGACTCCATGAAGGATATTCATGTTTCAGATACCGAGTAAGAAAATTCTTAGCTCCATAGAAATCAATCAATCGGAATCCAACTGCATTAGATCCAGTCACTTGTCGATAATAATCAACAAATGCTGCAGTAACACCAATGCTACCATTCTTATTGATATCCATCATAGTAATTTTATTCTTTTTATCTTGGAAACACAAAATATCATTTGATTGAGTCCAACCAGCATGAACGATATTTCGTTGCCCAGGATATGATGGACGATTGAATGAAATTGAATTTGATTCACCATCCGTTAGAAACACGGTATTTACTTTGTCTACTTTATAAATCGTCTTAAACTTTTCAAACAAAGGAATGGATGCAAAGATAGATTCATTCAATGGAGTACTTCCCAAATCATAATGAGAATACTCATGAGTCAGATATACTCGTTGGTCTAATGCATGTGCAAGTTTCCACACATTTTGCATTTGTTTTTCCAGTTGAGCAGTATTCATCTTACTACTGAAGAAATTCACCAGAAGAAAATCATTGCTGATGTAGATTTGATTGTCTTTAATTTTTAGTTGCTTACTCCTAGACATTTGAGCATAATTCTTAGAAATATTCTTATCATTAAATGAGTATACTTCAAAAGGAATTTGAACCCTTTTGCAGAATTGAATTAGATTGAACAGTTGTTTGATTGTACCTAAAATATTTCCTTGCATAGAACCAGACCAATCAACATGCATGATCAAACCATGTGATTTTCCTTTTGGAACTACAGTAACTCGCTTGAAGATATCATCATTCCACTTGTACGAATACATTTTATTAGTATCCAAAATTCCTGTAGCAGCACTAGCTGAACGATTATATTCAGTTGCTCGCTTTTTCATCTCAAATTCTTTAATCAAATATGATACTGACTTTTTACATTCTTCTTTATATTTTTTGTAGGAACTTTCTGCATTCGTAAAAAGTTTACGATAATAGTCTTTTCCATTATATGCACTGTTAGATGCTGCATCAATAACAGTTGTAAAAATATTTGGAAGATCTTCAGAAAATTCTTTCCAGGTAATTATGTGGTTATCAACTTTGATCTCTGGGGGATTTAGATAGATGTAGTTATTGCTATTCATAGAAGCGAGTTGCTTCTGATTCTTAGCCCAAGCTTCATCAGTCTTGGAAGTAAAGTCTGCTTCCTTACCAGCAGCTTTAGCATTTGATTGAGTGGCATCTGAAGGAGATTCCTCCTTTTTATCAGATTTAATCTCTTGATTAGTTTGACTCTGATTATTTGTTACCTGACTATTGCTGGAATCTTCAGATTGAGAATCAATTTGATTCATTTCTCCAACAGAATCATTATCAGAATCAACAGAAATTTGAACTTGCATTTCCATTTCATGTTCAGTATGTTCCACAAGTTCTTTGACAATGTTCACTACATCATCAAATGTTTCTGCATTCGCAACTTTACCAATAATTACTTTTTCTTCTGGAGTGAAGTTAATAAAAATTCCTTTATTGACATTACCAAGTTTAAAATAAAGATTGATTTTATCAATAAATTTAAGTTCATTGATATCAATAGAATCAATCTCAAAGAAATCTTTGTCATTGAGTTCTGAATATCCACGATAGAATGCACGAGCAAGGCCAGGATACTTTCGCTTCATCAGCTTCTCAATACGAGCATCCTCGACAACATTCAAATACCCTTGAGGAAGATTCAGCTCACTTCCATACAAATCTGGAGTGTAGATGGCATGACCAACTTCATGACCCACAAGAAGGTCATACACATCACTAGAAGTACCTTCCCAAACAGGAAGAGTTAGAACTCGGTTGTGAGTATCAAAACTGGCAGTAGGAACAGACCGATGCTCTACAGTGAGGTTTTCAGTAGCAAGAAGCTTTGCAAGAATGCTTTTGGACTGTTGGATGTCGGACATAGGTGCCTCAATTCGTTGCACTTATACTACCAAGCCCAACCCATCTTGTCAATGGGTTGGGCTATAAGGATTACTTATACTTCTTTTACCTTGCTGAAGTTCTTGACTTTTTCAAATTGAAGAACCTTTTCAAATTTATCGTGGAGGAGATCTCCTTTGTGAGATATAACAAATACATTTGTATCTTTATCAATTCCACGAATAATACGAAGAAAATCTTCTGTGCCAGCAACATCAAGTGAGGAATCAAATACTTCGTCTAGAATTAATAGATTAGTATTTGCGGAGTTTTTTAATTTGGCAACTGCTCGCCAAGTGAACATTAGCGCCAAGTCAATTCTCATTTTCTCACCTTCTGAGAATGAAGTGTAACTAAACTCATCTCGGAATCTAGATTTGATGGTTTCTTCAAAGTTCTCATCGAGATTGAAGTTAACATAGAAGTCCATCAATTGAAGATACTTGTTGATGAGTTGATTCATCACTGGAAGATATTTTTTAATGATCTTGGATTTGATTCCAGTATCTTTCAATAAACTTGAAATAATTTCAAAGTAAGTTTTGTTAGATTTCATTTTATCTACTTGCTTCTGGAAAGTAAGTCCTTCAGATGCAAGTGCAGTTAATTTTTGTTTCTCTGTTGCAATGTCTTTATCCGATTCTGAAATTTTTTGAATCTCTTCTTCTAGAGTATCAATAATTTTAGAAAGTCCTTTACATTTATAGTTTTGAGATGCCATTTTGACATTCAAACTATTGACTTCAGTTAAAATTTTCTGAGACTTGTCAATTATTTCTTGGGACTCTTGAATTTTAAATTCAACTTCTACAATTGAAGATTCAAGTTTAGCAATCTCAGAATTGCATTTTGTTATATGTTTATCCTTCACCTCGTCTGTCAAATCTTGATGGCAAGTTGGGCAGATGTCATTTTGATCATAAAATTTTATATTAGTTTCATGATCAGTCAATTTAGTTATAAATTTTGTTCTATATTTTTCTAGTTCTTTGATGTCAATTTTTGGAAGACCTGCAAGCTCTTCTTGTTTGGCTTGAAGTTCTTGACACATTTTATCATAGGTCTCATTACATTCTTTTATTTCATTTTCATAATTTTCTATCTGAACTTTTTTATCATCTATGCTTTTTTGAGATTGATTTTTGATGTAGTCAATATGATTTTTTTGCATCTTGACCTTTTCTTTTATAAACTCAATTTCATTCTCATATGCTTTAATATTATCATTATTTGTTTTGACTCTATCTTTGAGAATGACATTCATTGTAGAAAAGATACGAATGTCTAGAAGATCTTCAATAATTTCTCTGCGGTGTGCTGCAGGAAGTTGCATGAAAGGAACGAAAGTACTAGATCCTAAAATTACAATTTGAGTAAAAGATTTGTAATTTAGTTTTAGAATATTTTGCTCCAAGTATTTTTGTTGATCAGATGCTGCTGCAACTTGATCCAGGAGTTTTCCGTCAATCCAAATCTCAAATATGTTTGGCTTTAGACCACGAATAATTTTGTATTCTTTTGAGCCTATAACGAAGTCTAGCTCTACCTTACAGTCTTTTTCATTTATAGAGTTAATTAACTGGTTTTTATTGACCTTGCGAAAGGACTTGTTGAAGAGTGCAAATACAATGGCCTCAATAACTGTACTCTTGCCAGCTCCATTAGAACCTACAATAAGTGTTGTATTTGCAGAATTTAGATCAACAATTATTGGAGTATTACCTACAGCAAGAAAATTAGAATACTTTACAGTCTTAAATAAAATCATAGGAAATGGTCTCAGGAGGAATTACAAAATCTTCAGGGGTGATTACACAATAATTATAACCAAAATTTTCACATGCTGCAACAGCATCTTCTTCTTCAATTTCAATCAGTTGCATTTCTGGAAATCCATCTGCCTCTAAAAGACCAATATACCTCAGTGCATCATCTTCGTCAACAAACAACTGAAGAACCTTAGATCCATCAGAGGTTTCTACTGCATATGCACCTTCTTCTTTTTTATCTTTTAGAGTTAGTATGTACATTACTGGACTTCAGATGCTTCGATGTAAATTGATTTTATGATAGATTTTAAATGAGACTTATCATAATTATCTTTCATATCTTCTATATATCTCTGCAGTGTAGTCAGGGTATCTTCATGTTCGATTTTTTCGATGTCACCGTCATCTGAAATTAATTGAGTATCTTCAATAATTTTTAGATCATGGATTCCTGTAGTGTAAAACTTTTCAATTACTTTATCGAACATGTAAAGATCAGTTTTGTTTTCAACAATTACTTTAACATAACTATCTTTATATTCAGTTAGATCTAGTTTTAGATAATCATGAACTTCATCATTGTAATAAAACTTCTTGAACATCCTGAATGGATTTCTAATGAACTTCAACTTTCTAGTATCTAGATCATACAGATGGAATCCTCTTTCTTCATTGAAATCACTCCAAGTCATTTCATAAGGATTGCCAAGATAATGAATATTATCACTTCTTGATTTGTGATGGAAATGTCCAGAGAATACTTGCTTGAACTTGTAGAAGATATCTCTATCTAAACCACCTTCAAAAGTATGTCCTGGATGAGCCTCAAAACCATTGATCTCAAGATGTCCCATTAGGACTTGTGATTTTGTGTTCTTTAGATGATCCATTACCTTAGATTGATTTTCAAGATTAATCCAAGGAACCATTGTAATGGTATTTCCTAGAACATCAATATCACAGACTTCATCGTAGATAGTAATGTTGTCATATGCATCTAGAAGTAATCTATGAGCATTTAATTTATTTGTATTTTTAAAGTAACAATCATGATTCCCAGTTAACATGTGAACTTTACAATGCTTCAGCTTGTCAAATATATTCAATTTTGACCATTCTAAACTTTGAAAATCTATAGATTTTCTATTATCAAAAGCATCTCCAAGATGAAACACTGTTGTTATATTATTAGCTTCTAGAGTTGGAAAGAATATATTTTCATAAAACAAATTAAAATAATTATGAAATTCTTTAGAATTTTTTCTAGCTCCGTAGTGCGTATCTGTTATAATAGCAACTAAACTCATAATAAACTGTCTCCTTTAGAACGATTTTGAAATCTAGTTAAAATTTGAAGATTATCTTGATGATGCAATCCTCCTTTGGCAATCGGAATAATGTGGTCAACTTCATGAGGTATTCCAGTTTCTTCACTCAATCTACGGCATTCGGTATAAATTTCTTTAATTTTTTCAAAGTCAGCTGTGTCACATATTTGATTTTTGATTTTTGCTCTACGATTAGAAGCACTCACACAGCTAGAAATTTTTCCCTTTTCTGTTTGAGCGTATCTTTTATTATTTTCTCTAATTGTTTCTCTTCTCCTTTCTCTGTTTTTAGCTTGTTTTTCTTTAGTTCTATAAGGAGACATCAATTCATCATTTAAAAGTTTTGTCAGTCCTTTTTCTCTTTCACATTTAACACAACTACCATTGCTAGTATATCTTTCGGTATTGCCACATTTAACACAAGGTTTGTATCCTTCGTATGTAACATCTCCATTTTTCTTTGCTAGTTGTCTTCTCGGAAGAGAATCTTTGGTAAATTGATTTGCCATAGCATCTAAGTGTTTATTTTATTTATACATTTAGATGCCTATCGGTTGTTACGATATTCAAGATTTTCTTTAATGCTGTTCATATCAGACATGTTGAATCCCATAATACTGTCATCAGCAGCAAATACTTCATCAAATCCAGATCTTTCTAGTAATTTGTTTTTAACTTCAAGTTGCTTCTTCTCTTTTTGAATGCGGCGAAGGAAAGCAAAGTAAATAATTTGTGTAAAGTAAGCAAAAGGATTGGTTGATTTTTCTGGATCGAAATTATCAATGTACTGTAGACAATTTTCAATTCCGTCGCAGATCATATCATCTTTGAACATATAGTTCACAAAGTTAGGACGATACGATAAATGAGTTGCAATTTTAAGAAAACACTCTCCAATGTAATTTGGAACTCTTGGTTTGTCTCTGCCTTCTTCTTTTGATAGTTTAACTTCTTTACGATAAACCATTAAGGCATCTAAGAAGTCCTTGTTATTTACATAGTGTTCTTTTTTCTTCATTCAACTTAGGTTATTTCAATTGTTTAAATTCTAGCACATAGAAAGGGTCTTGTCAAGGGGTCAGGGGGGGGGGGTTGACAAGACCATGGAATGTGTGTATAATAACTCTGTCAGGGTTCAGAAATTAGGTCTTAGAGTTCTTTAGAGTACTTAGAGACCTTAAGAATCAATATTGAGTTTAAAAGAATTCTCTAGAATCTTTCTAGCTTCTTCAATCTTATTTTTAAATCCTAATTCCTTATCTAGTGATACTCTATTATTATCTTCTTTATTGAGGTATTTCTTTAGAGTGCTACGATAGAGAGTTAGGATTTTACTATCTGCCTCACCAACAGTAAATACTTTATTTTTATCTATAAAGAAGATATCTTCCTTTGAGAATTTAATCCAAGGTCTCATATCTACTTTATACATTTCTCCTGATGGAGTCATGATAGGTTCTACAGTAATTTCAAAAGGATTCTCAATAATAAATCCATCTTGTTCATCACATGACACTACATTACCAACCATTTCTGTTCCGTCTACTAACTTGATTATTCCATAAAATTCATTCATTTTTCTGTCCTTTGAAATTTACTGGAATTATTTCATACTCAAAGTTCTCTTCTGAGTAAGTTTTAATTCTTTCTATTAAGTGATTTAAAGTATAATTCTTCTTTTCTCCTTTAGAGAAATCATCAGCAATATCAAATAGTTTTGCTTTAGATTTATTTTCTCCTTTTCTCAATACTCTACCGATTGATTGGAGATTTCTAATTCTTGATTTACTTGGACTTGCAAAGATAATATTGTGTAAGTTACGAATATTAATACCAGTGGAGAAAGTACCATAAGATGCAATAATAATTGCATTAGATTCTTCTTCTGTAAGTTTTCTAATTAATTCTCTTTCTTCGGTATCCACTCCACCATAAACAAAGAACACTTTTCGATCATTGTCTATATTACTATTTATTATTTCGTGAAGTACTTTGCCATGCTTCTCTACCATAGCAAATAAAATCAGAGTGTTTCCTTCCTGATTTATTGCAAGATTTTTAATATAGTTGTTTCGTCGTTCATGACGACAAATGTAATCTATTTCTTCTTGATATGACTCAAATGGCGAATAACCATGTTGAAGAAGAAGGATATTGATTTTGAGGTTTGAGAGATACCCCTTGTCTATCAAATTTTTGGTCTTAATAACCTTGTTAATAGGACCGAATAACCCCTCTAAAACGAGTTGATTTGTGCTTGACCCATCCAGAGTACCTGTGAACCCAATTCTATGCTTACAATTATGCAGTTTTGTCATGATGGATATTAGAGACTTAGCTTTAAACTGATGAGCCTCATCTCCAATCACAACATCATACTTTTCAAAGAATGCTTTTGGTAATTTGTAAATTGATTGCCAAGTTGTAATGGTTACAGATTTGTTAGTTTGCTTTAATTTACCTGCATAAATTTTATGCACATCTTCTCCCCAACCATAATCTTGGAAGTCTTTTGATAACTGTTCTACAAGAGATGTAGTTGGAGTGATGATGAGAACATTTAAATTTTTATCAGTATAATATCTGACAATACAATAAATCATCAGAGACTTTCCTGATGCAGTTGGAGATAAAAGTAACTTACGATTGTTTCTAAGTGCTTCGTAAATTGCTTTATATTGGTAGTCTCTGACCTTAAAAGGAATACCTAATGTTTTTACATAATCAACCAATCCTTCTGGAGTAATCTCTTGGTTGGAATCTTTTGGCATTCCATAAAATTTATTGTCTTCATCTAGGTATGTGTATCCTCTAGAACATAACCATTCTGCAAGATAATCATACAGCCCAACATAAATTAACCCATCATAGGGACTGAAAAGACGAATCTTTCCATCCCACATTCTGGATTTAAACTGTGGCATAAATTTAGCATTTGGAACATCAAAGGTAAAATACTCAGATAATTCAAATTTTATATGAGGTTCACATTCTACAGTCAAATAGACTTCATTTTTCTTCTTAATAATAACATCTGCCATTAAATAGTACCTTGCATGAATTTTTGCCATTCAATGCTATTTTTAATTTGAAACCCTCTGGTGTTAATATTACTCAGAATACTTTCAAGTAAAAACATCATTTCTTTATAATAATTTAGTTTATTTAAAGCTGACTGAATTTCTTCATCTGATTCGATGTAAAGTTGTACATCTTGCTTTAAAATTTTTAAATCAAAAGGTTTTTTTACATAAACTTCTGTATCTGCTTTGCCAGTATAATACTCAAATTTTTCTCTAAGTAATTTTTTGTAATCTTGTTCTTTCTTGATTTTAATAAGTCTTACATCAGAAAAATAATTTAAGTATTTGCTGTGCAATTGAGGAATTTTAATTGATTCATGGTCTAATAAATCTGGATCCATTATAGAATCTTGTTTCCATTCATTTTTAATAAAGTCAATATCAATCATAATTTCTTGTCATTAATGTCGTATATATCATATATAGTGTACTTGAAAGAGGCTGTTACTGTAAAGTATTGGACATCTGTTGATGTGCTTTCAAAAGTAAGATCTCCAATACTTGTTGGGAAAATATCTTTAAATACAATTTTAAATTTCTTTTTAAAGTTTGAATCTAGAATAAACAATACCGCATCACTATAAGTCTTATCTTCCAAATCTTCACCAGGAAGTTCTTGAATATCTTGTGATGAATATGGATGACCTAATTTTCTAATCCAGTTATGTACGGTTACATAATTACTCATTCCTTCATCTACAATAAATCTTAAAGTTAAATCTTCAAAATTAATCTCATCACCTGGATGTGGAATTGTATTATATCTTGTAGATTGACTTGCAACAGAGATGCTTATCCCAGGAACAGTTGCAGATTGACAAAAGAAAGATACTTTAGGATATTTAATTAACTGAAATTGAAATCCTATTCCAGTTAAAAAATTTGAAGGACATCCTGAATTGCCTATAAAATTAGCTGACATAGTATTTTATTTTTATTTAG